CCTGAAGAAAAAGATGAGTCGGTAGTTAATACCGCCCCAGAAACCACGGAACAGGAAACAATAAAAGAAGAAACAGTAGAAAGCGAAACAACTAGCGATGAAAAATTAGAAGACTACAGTAGAGGTGTGCAATCTAGAATTGCAAAACTTACGCGTAAGATGAGAGAGGCGGAAAGAAGAGAAGCTGCTGCTGTTGAATATGCGAACGCTGTAGAACAGAAAAGAAGAATCGATAATGAAAGATTTCAAAAAGTTGATTCTGATTATACTGAAAAACTTAAAGAAAATGTAACGAGTGCAATGGAGTCAGCTCAAAATGAATTGAGAATGGCGATAGAGTCACAAGATGCAAATCTACAAGTTACGGCAAATAAAAAAATTGCAGCACTTGCGTTGGAGAATGCAAATCTGCAAATGAGAAAACAACCAGTTGTACAAGAAACACCTGTACAGCTATCTGACGGTGGTAGATTACCAGAGCAAACACCAAAATCATTACCAGAAGCAGATCCTCAAGCAGAAGATTGGGCAGCAAAAAATAGATGGTTCGGAACAGATAGAGCCATGACATTTACTGCGTTTGAAATTCACAAAGATTTAGTAGATAAAGAAGGTTTTGATCCTAAATCTAATGAATATTACCAAGAAATTGATAAAAGGATTAGAGTTGACTTTGGTCATAAATTTGGTACTAATGAAGACAAGGCGACGACCAAACCCGTTCAGTCGGTGGCTTCAGCCAATAGAAGTGCAAAACCTGGTCGCAAAACTGTGAGACTCACATCTTCACAGGTAGCAATAGCTAAAAAATTAGGTGTGCCACTCGAAGAGTATGCAAAACAATTAAAACTCACGGAAGGAGCATAAGCATATGACAAATGAAGAACAAAAAAAACCTTTACGTGCGGCTGAAACTCGGACAAAGACTGAACGTCCAAAAGAGTATAAGCCCCCATCATCTCTAGATGCACCACCAGCGCCTGACGGATTTAGGCACAGATGGATAAGAGCAGAGTCAATGGGTTTCAATGACACCAAGAATATTCATGGTAGATTGAGATCTGGTTATGAGTTAGTGAGAGCTGACGAATACGATGACGATTCTTTCCCAACTGTCTTAGACGGAAAATACGCTGGAGTGATTGGAGTAGGTGGCCTTCTCCTGGCAAGGATACCCGAAGAACTCGCACAGTCTCGTATGGATTATCAGAAAAGACAAACTGAAGGTCAAGACGAGTCAGTGGAAACCGACTTACTTAGGGATCAGGATAAAAGAATGCCTATCAGTGTTGATAGGAATTCGAAGCACACTTTCGGTGGTACCAAGAAGTAATTCTTAACATCGAAATAATATCAACCGAACTGGAGGCCGTTTTACGACGGCAGGTTCATAAGGAGTAATAACTATGGCAAATAGAAACACACAAGGTTTTGGTTTGATCGCTCAAGGTACCGTTGGTTCAACAATGGCATCTCAAGGTCAAGGCAAATATCTTATTGATGCTGGCATGGCTGTTGATTTGTTCCAAGGTAGCGCTGTAAAAAGTTCTGCCGGTTACATTATCACTGCTCAAGCTGCCATCACTAACACTTGTATAGGTGTGTTGAATGGAATATTTTATAACGACGCTTCAACTAAGAAGCCGACGTTTGCGAATTTCTACAACCAACCTATTACTCCAGCTAATAGCGAAGACATTACTGCATTTGTAATTGACAATCCTAACCAACTTTTTGTTGGGGCGATTGACGCTGCAGCAGCTCAAGCTGAATATGGTAAAACATACGGCTTAACTGTAACAGCGGCTGGTTCAGAATTATCTGGACAGTCAAGTTCAACTTTAACGTACGCTACTAGACATGTAACAAACAATCAATGGAGATTGGTAAGAACAGCCGAGGATCCTGAGAATAACGACAAAACAGCAGCATTTACTTCTGTAGTCGTAGCTCATAACCTCAACCAATATTTCACTGGTGCAGTTACATGGGCATAATCGAATAGGAGATTAAATTATGGCAATATCACGAGCACAGCTAGTCAAAGAACTAGAGCCAGGTTTGAATGCTTTATTCGGCCTGGAGTACAAAAGGTATGAAAATCAGCATGCTGAGATTTATACAACAGAATCATCTGACAGAGCTTTTGAAGAAGAAGTAATGTTAAGTGGTTTTGCTAACGCAGATGTAAAAGCAGAAGGTCAAGGAATTGCGTACGACGACGCGCAAGAAACTTACACTGCTAGATACACAATGGAAACGATCGCGCTAGCTTTCGCTATCACAGAAGAAGCAATAGAGGACAACCTTTATGACAGACTTTCTTCTAGATACACAAAAGCACTAGCAAGATCTATGTCAAATGCTAAAGAAGTTAAAGGTGCACAACCTTTGAATAATGGTTTACCCGGCGTAGCCGCGGCAACTGCTTTTCAAACTGGTGATGGCGCTAACTTACTTTCACTTACACACCCAACAATTGCGGGTAATGTAGCGAATACTTTAGCAGTGCAAGCTGACTTAAACGAAACTTCATTAGAACAAGCGCTAATCGACGTAGCTGCTATGACTGATGAAAGAGGTTTAAGAATAGCTGCAAAAGCGGTTAAGATGATCATTCCATCGGCTAACCAATTCAATGCTGAGAGACTTATGAAGTCTCAAGGTAGAACTGGTACTGCTGATAATGATATCAATGCAATCAACTCAATGGGAATGGTTCCTCAAGGTTACAGAGTGAACAATTTCTTAACTGATGCTGATTCTTGGTACTTAATCACTGACGTTCCAAATGGTATGAAAATGTTCTCAAGAACTCCGTTGACTACGTCAATGGAAGGAGACTTTGATACTGGCAACGTTAGATACAAAGCTAGAGAAAGATACGCTTTCGGCGCGTCTGACTATAGAGGTATCTTTGGTTGCGAAGGTGCGTAAGCAGTAACTAAGTAATTTTGTGGCGGAACATAGTTCCGCCACATTTAATAAATAACATGGTGAGATTCATGAAAAAATTCACAGTAAAAATATGGGCATACGATCACTACGCAAAATTTAATATTGAAGCGGAAGATAATGCTATTTCTCTTGAACAATCAATCCTTGACAAGTTGGGAGAAAAGAGTATAAACTGGGAATATCTCGGGAACAACTATAATAACGAGATAAATCGAATAACCTATGAGGAGGTTAATGATGATACAAGACCTATACAAACAAAAAAGGTCCTTGGAGTTGAAGTGGGAACAGGAGCATCTTACTAATGGTAAGTATACTCTTGACATGGTCAGAATTGATGACAAAGTTAAAGAAGTTATCACTAAGATCAAGCTTGAAGAAGCTGAAATTGCCCACAGGCAGAATAACGTTGAAGGCGTTGCTCCGCAAGTTTCTGTAGCTACTTAGAACAAAAGCTACATCGCTGAAATCGCACTTTTACTGTAGGATCTCTTGCACTCTATTCAAAACTAGTATATAAAAAATTTACTATACAATTTAAAATTGTTGGATGTAGACGCGTATAGTCGACGGCCTAGAGACTGCATTCACACTAACTAGGAAAAGGAGATAAATTATGGCAAATACAACTTTTTCGGGACCGGTCATTTCTAAAAATGGCTTTATAAATACAGGTCCTGGTATGGGTTTAGCAATTAATTCTACTGGTTTAGGAGCAGCTGGTTTACCACTAACTGTAAATGATCATGCAGGAAGATTGTTACTTTCACAAGACGCAGATGGTATATACGTACTTCCAAGTATTAATACTAATGCTAATGGTGCAACACAAGGTTCAACTGATTACAATAACCAAAATAACATTGGTGCTACATTTATGTTTTACATAGATACTACAGCAACGGATGTTCAAATCATAACTGATGGCGTAGATAAATTTACAGGTGCAGCTATGATTGCAGTAGATGACGGAGCTAACAAAGCTTTTTTTCCTGATGCAGCAAATGATGTTCTTTCTATGAATGGAACAACAAGTGGTGGAATTGCAGGTTCAGTAGTTACAGTTACAGCTTTAGAAGCAGCTCAATATTTGGTACACAATACTTTGATCTTAGGATCAGGTACTATTGTTACTCCATTTAGCGATACGTAATAACTAATTAGTGTGGGGCTTCGGCCCCACATAAACAAGATTTAAGGAGATAAAAATATGTCATCAATATCATCAAAAGTAAGACAATCAGTTGTCTTAACAGCGGATGGACAATTACAAGGTTTAGTAGCTGGGACAGCTACTAATTTATTAAAAGTAAATATTATGAATGTATTTGCTCAATCTACTGCCGCTGACGCTGAAATAAAAATATACAATGAAACAGGTAGTGCTAAAACAGCATCTAAATTAGTTTTTCATGGTAAATTTGGAACAGCAGCAAACAATGTACATGAATTTAAAATGCCAGGAGCTGGTATTTATTGTAATGAGGGTGCATACGTAGACGTTACAAGTTGTGATTTCTTTTACGTAATAGGAACTTTTTAAGGAGAGTGGCCAATGGCAAACACTACTTCACAGTCATATAGTTTTGATCAAGATTTTTCAATTGATGAAATTATTGCAGACGCATACGAACGTTTAGGTTTAGTAGGTACTGCTGGTCATCAACTTAAAACTGCTAGAAGATCTTTAAACATTCTTTTTCAAGAATGGGGAAATAGAGGAATACATTTTTGGGAAGTAGGAAATACTAACGTTAATTTAATTGTAGGTTCAACAACAAATGTAGATGCAACTGATGAAGGTTCAGGTACATATACTTTTTACAGAAATTCAACAGACGTTCCAGCCGGTGGAGCAAATCCTCCACAAGCTACAACTACACCTGTTACAAATATTTATGGTATTTCAGATATCTTAAATGTTTCTTACAGACAAAACTACAACACAACTTCTCAATCCGATACAGGACTAACAAAAGTTGCACGAGATGCGTATGCTGCAACAGCAAACAAAGCATCTAATGGAACACCTTCACAGTTTTGGGTTCAAAGGTTTATAGATAAAGTTACAATAACTATTTATCCTTTACCTAATTCAACTGCTGCATCAAATTTTTTAAGTGTTTATTATGTAAAAAGAATTCAAGACGCAGGAGCTTTTACTAACTCAGGTGATACGCCTTTTAGATTTGTACCATGCATGGTTTCAGGATTATGTTATTATTTATCTATGAAGTTTGCACCACAAAGAACACAGGAGATGAAGTTGTTGTACGAGGATGAATTAGCTCGAGCATTATCTGAAGATGGTTCTGCATCTAGCACATTTATTACTCCGAAGACATACTATCCAAATATATAATGGCTAGATTTGCAAAAGGTAGTAGAGCATTAGCAATCTCTGATAGATCAGGAGCAGCTTTTCCATATAAAGAAATGGTTAAAGAATGGACAGGTGCATGGGTACATACATCTGAATTTGAAACTAAACAACCACAATTAGAACCACATCCAATAGGAGCAGATCCACAAGGATTACTACATGCAAGACCTGCAAGA